CCCCGCAGGGTTACCCCGCAGGGTTTGTTGGGGGTTGCGGCATAGTAGTGGTGGTTGCCAACGTTTGACTCGGCGCTATATTTACCAAAGCGAGCATACGCTCGCTCCTTCGGGACTCCCCCACCCGATGAGACTCCTCTGAGCAGCGCCCCGGCCATCGCTAATACGATGTGCCGGGGCGTTGTGCATTTCCCCTAGCGCATTCACAAAACGCAAAACCCTCAAGGGAATACCCCTTGAGGGTGCATGTGAGGCTACGGGGATTTCTTTCCGTTGTCTTTGTCGATCCAGTGCTGACGATACCGCTCCGCATATCCCTGCTTCCGCTTCTTTCCTTTTTGAGGAAGAGGAGATGGCTTTGGTGGCGGGGCAACCTCTACCAGCAGGGACTGCAGGGATATCTCTCCGCAATACACGTGCGTCACTGGCAAAAACGGCCAAAGCAGCAACGCTCTTTGCGCGAGAGTTGCAACGCTTTCTTCTGGGCGTCTCGCAAGGATGGCCCGAGAAAGCGTTCCCATCTTCAAGAATAGATGACTGTCGCTCATCGTTTGATTCCCAAGGCGTAGGCGCGAGAGGCGCTGATATACTGCGTCGGTGGCGTCCAGTTATCCTCGTCGTCGTCCTCTGACAAGACGATGGCAATGAGCCGCTTCCCGTTTTCGATGGTTCGCATGGCTTTCCCGTGCTTGATAAGACGACGGACGGACCACGCGACGGTGTTCTCGCTGCGCTGAAGCGCATCAGAGAGGCGCTTCACGGTGGACGGCCCATGCTGCAGCGCCTCCAGTACACGGGCGTCCGTATCGTAGCGGCAGATGGGAGGCGCATCGTGGTCCGCCGCCACCCACACGAACGTGAGGGGTGCCCCATTCCCGTTGGGGATTCGGCGCTTCTCGCCACGGATCAGCCCCTGTGACTGCAATCGGCGCACGGTGCTTTCGATGGTGTGGATGTGTACGCCCGTGCGATGCGCGAGTTGCTTGTTGGTGATCTCAGGGTACTCGCGCACCAAGGCCAGCACCTGATGCGAGATGGCGAGTGGATCGCCGCGCTCATGTCGAGTTGCCCAGTTGGTCATATCGCCTCCGCGTTATCCTCTATCGACATGGTGAGTCGCGCCAGTTCAGCGCGTTGCTTGGCGATGATGTCCTGCAGGAGTTGCGCTTCTGAGGGGCGGCACCCAATCGCATCCGCCGCGTCGATGACGGACGACTCGATGCGCTTGAGCGCGTTCTGGCGCTTCTTGTCGCTGCTCTCCGCGCCCCATGCCGACGCAATCTCCAGTCGCTCGTAGGTGTCGAGCGCATTGATCGCGGTGCGGAGTCGGTCACGCAGGATGCGGAGGTGTTTCGGGAGTCCGTCGCTCATGCGCTGTTCTTGTCGTCGGTCTTGGTGTGCAATGGGCAGCCCTGCGTAATCCAGAACTGCCACACGCCACCCACCTGATATGCGCCTCTGCCCCGTCCATTGTCGAGGACGGGACAGGTGCAGCCGATAGCGACGGCGGCGTCACTGCCGGGGTTAGGTGTGGTCATGCGTCCTCCAGCTTTTTGCGGACTTCTGACTCGGGCCAATAATCCCGGTTCCCCGGATCGTCCAACCCGATGGCAAACCCCTCGTCAAACGCTTCACGCGCCAACCGCCGAAGCCGCTTCACTTCCGCCACCAGAGCGGGCACTGCGCTGCGAGCAGCGGCGATGAACGCGGCGTCTCTTTCGGTCTGTGTATCGGCTACCTCCATGCCAAGGCCATACACCGCCACCAGTGATGCGGTGCGACCGTCGTATGGGTCTCCAACTTCCCACGGACCGCCAGTCGCCGCGTTTGCCAGCGCATCCAGCCGGTCCAATTCGTCTTTGGTCATCAGTCCACCCACCCGTCGCCACGACGGAAATGCCAGAAGCGGTGCGAGACGATAGCCCAGATAAGTCCGAGTAGCGAGCGGTCGTAGTAGTGACCGGCAGCGCAGTGATATTCCCAGCGGTTCATTCCCCCTCCCACTTCCCCAGTGGCTTGGTCAGCACGGCAAAAACGATGGCGGTGATCCACGCGACAGCGATGGCGATTAATGGACGGCTCACGGCTGCGCCTCCGCGTCGATGGCGCGGACGGCGGCGAGGAAGTCGGTGAGCGCGCTGTGACACTCGATGACGTTGACGGCGGCTCGCTCAATGCGCTCGGCGCGGTGCTTCCACCCGTCGCGCTCGTTCATGCAGTCCCACAACTGCGACGACGTGTCTTCGCGCTGCCGCATGAGTTCTCCGTGCTCTTCAAGGCTCATCGCGTACTGCTCCCGCACCGCCGCCAGCTCGGCGCGGAGGGCATCACGTTCAGCGATCAACGTTGTGAGGTCCACTGTCGTTACTGGTGTCGTCCAGTAGGTGCGGATTTCACTCATGGCTCGCGGCCTCCCGTCCCACGGCGCACATGGCGCGTACCAAGTCACACGCAGACGCTTGCAGGGTGGCGACGGTGGGCGCGAGTGCGTCCCTCGCTGCGGCCCTCGCTGCGGCCAACGCTGCGTCCCACGCTGCGGACCCCGCTGCGTCCCTCGCTGCGGACCCCGCTGCGGCCCTCGCTGCGGCCAACGCTGCGTCCCTCGCTGCGGCCCACGCTGCGGACCCCGCTGCGGCCCTCGCTGCGGCCAACGCTGCGTCCCTCGCTGCGGCCCACGCTGCGTCCCACGCTGCGTCCCACGCTGCGGACCCCGCTGCGTCCCACGCTGCGGACCCCGCTGCGGCCCTCGCTGCGGCCAACGCTGCGTCGATCTTCGGCTGTCCCGCTTGCGCCGTCACCGCGTCCACGATGCGGGCGCACGACTCCAACGCCTGCGCGTGCTCGGTCAGGCCAGCAAGCCGAAGCCACGCTGGCGCTTGCACGCGGACAATCCAGTCCGTCGCCATCCATGCGCGGGTTTGCTCGTCGGCGCCGGTCGTGCGCGTCCCGATGGTGTCGGGAATCAGCGGTAGCAGCAGCCGCGTCCGGTCCGCGTCCGGCAGCGCATCGTTCCACGAGCGCATGAACGCCGCGATCACGGGCGACACACACTTCGGGTGATCGCTCCACGGTTCGCCTGCGATATAGGCGGCGGCTTCCATCGCGCACATTGCGCCTTCTTTCGGCGTGTGTGCGCCGTGGGCCAAGGTCGTAATCTGGTGCAGCTTGTCGGTATCAATCGTCGTCATGGCTCGCGGCCTCGGGGGAAGGGGTGGTCTGTAGCGCGTCGATGTGATTCAGTAGGCGCTTGATTTCGTCTTGTGCTTCGCCGCCGTTGCAGCCAAAGCCGCCGCAGGAGTCGTAGTACCCGCCAAGCACTTCCTGCCGCAGCACGTCAAGTTCATCAGGCGTGAGCAAGCGCGGATCGGCTTTCCACTTACGCCTTGGCATCGTCACTCCCCCGCGTCGGCGTGGTGGGGCGGTTGTCGCTCGCGGCGGTGAGGGCGGCGTTCTCTCGATCCATCGCCCACGCCTCCGTCACCACCGGCACCACGGGGGCGGCGGTTGCCAACCGCTCGCGCAGCCGCACGATCTCGTCGGCAAGTGCGACAGCATCGTGCGTCTCGTCTGGTGGCAACCCAACTTGGAAATCGCGCAGCACGGCGTCTCGCTGTTCTGTCGTCATGCGTCCTCCTCCTCTGCCATCGACGCTGCATACGCCTGACGGCTGAGGTCGAGTCGATACCAGTATTCGATGGGCGTGTCGTCACGCTGGTCCTGCTGCCACTGGCGATACGCGGCATCGTCTGCACGGGCATCGCTGAAATCGTCGGTGCTACGCATGGGGAGAGAAAGAGAGAGGGTTATACGGGGAGCCGTTCCCATCCGCCGTCTCGCTTGGGCCAGACGATGAACAGGGGGAAGGGCGCGTGTTCTGCAACGAGCTTGGCTTTGAGCCATGCATCTTCTTCCGCCCAGAACGAATCGGGCTTGCCATCCTTGCCCTTCTTGCGGGGCTTCACTTCGTGAAGTTCGATGTGTCCATCATCCAGCAGCACCACGAAGTCCGGGCGGTAGTGCGTGTTGTCCGCGAGGCGAATCGACAGGAGTTCGTACCACCAGCCCGCGATCACTCCGTGCTTCAGCTGCTCGTCCAACACCGCCGCGTATTGCGCCTCACCCTTATTCATCCCGGTGGTTTTGGGGCGTGGCTTCTTCCCCTTGGCGCGCGGAAGGTTGCGGGCGCGACGGAAGGGGTGCGCCATTATCGGCGCTCCTTCCATCGCGGCAGCATTGGGCCGTGAATCTCTTCCTGCTCCGCGATGCTCAACGTGCGTGGCGCCAGACGCAGCGTCCGGTAGTCCCACTGCACGGGCAGATCGGCTACGCCCCCGTGTCGGTTTTTGTCCACGATCAGCCATGTATCCGCCAGATTCCCTGTCCGGGTGAACCGTGAATGGTCGAACAACAGTACCTGATGCGAGTCGTTTTCAATGGCACTACCGCCCATCAGCCCCTGCGCGACCGGACGCTCGGCGCGGTTCCCGCTGGTCTGGCGGTTGAACTGCGAGAGCGCGACCATCGCGATCCCGTGCGTCTGCGTCAGCTCGCGCAGGGTGTGCGCGACCTGCGTCACCCGCTCAAAGTCGGAGTGGCTGGGGCTGGTGTAGGCCAGCTGGAGGTAATCGACCACAAAGAACCGCGATCCATGCACCTCCACGTGATACCGGATACAGGCCGCAATGTCCGCCAGTTTGCTGATCGGCTTGCGGTTGACCAGCACGTGCCCGCCCGTCGTCTGTCGAATCTCGTCCAGCACCGACGCCGCCCGACGATATGCCCCGTGGTCGAACGATGGCCCCTGCTCTAACTGCACCACCGACTCCCCGCTCACGACCGACAGCAAACGGGTCGCCAACTCACTGCGCCCCATCTCCAGCGAGATGAAGGTGGCAACCTCCCCCTCGCGAATCGCTGTCGCTGCCATGTTGATGCCGATCAGCGACTTGCCTGTCCCGGTGTTCGCGCCAATCGTCACCAGCCACCCACGCGCCAGCCCAACGCCACCACCACCACCGTGGCACAGCGCATTCCACGCCGGGATGGGCGTGGGCACGGCGTCGATAGGGGCCAGCTTCTCGGTGAGGATCTGCTCCAGCGTGGTCCCGGAGATGGAGTCGAACGTGACGGCGGGCGGTTCGGCCCCAATCGGCGTGGCCGTGTCTGCCACCGACTGCCATGTCTGCGTCCAGTCCAGCCCAAGCTGCTGCACGGCCTGATGGAGATCGCACAGGTCTTTCACCCGCTGCCCCTCAACCATCACCTCCCGGATCACCTTGGCCTTGGGGAGCGACTTGGCAATCGCCGCCACCATCGTCGCCCCTCCCTCATCCGGCTCCTGCCACACCAGCACCTCCCGGCCAGCAAAGAGCGTGGCGTACTCCAGCTTCCACTGACTCGCGCCGGGGAGGCCCACCACACACAGCCCGCGCTGCCACCCCGCGTGGCAATCGGACTCCCCCTCCACGATCACCACGGGCGCGGTGGGGCGTGCCGCCAGCACATCCTGCCCGTACAACGGGGTGCCCTCTCCGTCGTTGAGCCAAAACGTCCCTTTGCGTGTACGGCATTTGGTGCGGATAACTCGTTGTGCCGCATCACGATACGGGATTGCCACCACAGACTGTCCAAACTTCCCGATTCTATCCTCGACCCCCGCCGCCGTCAACGTGGCGATGGCGAGTCCTTTTCGCTCAGCGTACTCGGCCACGGTGAGGCCGGTGTTGCTGGCCTCGACAGGGAGCGCCACACCCAGCACCTCGGCCAGCGTTGCCAGCCCCTCGGTAAAGCCACAGGCGGCACATCCCCACGCGTGATCTCCAAGCCATGCGGAGGCGGTGGTGTCGGCGTGGCGCGGGCAGCGAAACGCCACCGCCTGTCCTGATTTCTTTGCCCCATACCGCCCCCTGAGCAAGGCGTCCTTGAGCAGTCCGCGTGCATCTAACGTGTTCATTCCGCGCTCCAGATCACAGACTGCCGTTTGATTGGCGGGATGCCATCGATCTCGGTAAAGCTCTTCTCTTCGACCAGCACCCGATCCTGAGGGAGGAGCATCAGCGCATGATCCCGATGGCGCTCCACGACCCAGAGGTGCTTGTGCTGGGCCGGTTCCAGCGCGAACCCGTCCGTCAGGTGGTCGATGGCGAACCAGAGGGTGCCCCTGTCCACCGCCTCCCGGTGATTGGCCGACAGGATGGCGCAATCCAGCCCGGACAGGTAGGACGGTTGCCATAGTTCCGCGTCGAACCCGTAGCAGTCCCACGCCACGACCTCCGACAGGCTCACCGGCTCCCAAACGACAAACTTGGAGCGCAGCGCATGGAGGGGGATGTCTACAACCAGCGCCCCGTTTTCCAGCAGCACGTGGCACCCCACCGAACGCCCCGGCTGCACGCTAACCCCCACCCAAACCGCCGGGACCAATGCGGTCCGAAGCGGGTCCGACAACACAAACGACGGAACGACGTAGACATACCGATGGTGCGGCAAGCTAAGATTGTGCGCCATTACCCCCACCTCTCTTCCTGCATCAGCAAGGTCGGGTTATCCCGACGGATGAGCGAGTACGCCCCCTCGTAGCTGCCCGTGATGGCATCGACCCCCCAGCGCCATTCCCCTGTCGCTTGGCTTGGGCGCAACGTGGACATCGCCCACGCCTTTGGCGAGATGTACATCACATGCGCGAGGGTGTCCGTCCCTTCGCAGTAGAACAGGCGATCAGTAAAGTGCTTCATGAAGCGCGCTCCATAGTGTGCGCCAGACGGTCAAACTCAGAAACATCTTGCCCAGAGCGCGCCCACTCCTCACGGGTGCGTCCATATACGCGCTGCACGGTAGCGTAGGACCGCCACGCGCCTTCGCTAAAGAACCGCGCGATGGTTTTGACGTAGCGCGGGTCTGTGCCCGTGCGTCGGCAATACTCCGCATACTCCTGTGCCGCGTTGACCAACTGCGCTGGGGCAGCGCCTTCTGACAGCACCTCGCTGATCGCCCGAATCGCCGGGTGCCACAGATGATCTGTGTCTCGTTTGGGGTACACCGGCCAAATCACTTGCGCGACTTCCCTTGCCTGTTCGTGCAGATCGTTAGTCTTGATCGTTCTCTTATATCGTTTGGGTGACTCCTCTGTCGGGGGTGGGGTGACAGGCGTGTCACCCGTGGGTGACATAGTAGTCACCCCTGACACTCCCGGCTCAAGCACCACTTCGTACAGCGTGGTGCGTCCGGGGCGCTCGGTGCGCCTGAGATACCCAGCCGCAACTAGCGCCGGGATCGCGCGCTGAATCGTGCGGTCTGACAGATGGCACGCTTTTGCCAAGGTTGTCACGCTGGCCCATACGTTGCCACCGAGCCGGTTGGTGAATGTCCCAATCGCGCACAAGACGCGTAAGTGCGTGTCAGAGATGGCCGCATCTGCGACAGCACTTGCTGGGATAATGGAAAGGGCTGGCATCGATTGAATGGACTCCTCTGATAGTACGACTCATCGACGGTGACGGCTGTGTCCACCCATGTTCCCCCCACGGGTCCGTCGTGGCTCCCCCACGCGCTCAAGCAGTGAATGCACGGCTTGAAACGTCGTCCCGACTTGTGCTGCCACCGCACGAATCGACAACCCGCTGCGATACAGCGCAATCACTCGCGCGCGCCGAATCTCGTTGGGTTGGTTCCCGGTGTGGTGGTTCTGGGTGGCAGAAGGCTTACGCTTCCTCGGCATGATCCTCGCTCCTCCACTGTTCGCAGAATGGGGAGACATCGCAGTAATGCTTGCATCGCTTGTACTCGCCAACTCGACGCTGCACGATGTATCCGTCAGGCACATCCTCTGGGTTTGGCGGCGAGGAAAGCACCTTCAACGCACGCTTCCCGTCCTGCTTGATGATCGCATACGAGTCCCCGCTATACCAACGCTCTTCGTCTGTGCAGTCGATCTCGACGCCTTCTGACGCCTCCTGATGCAGGATCACCCGCTCCCGGATATACTCCTCCGCTTCCTCCAGCGACCACACCGGGATGGAGATCACCTTGATCGCGGCCTGTGGGTAATCCGGGTTCCGCTGTGCCTCCGTTTTGCGCCAGTCTCGGAAGATGGCGATCACCTCCAGATGCTCCACGGGATTGCCGTTCTGGTGCGCCAGCCACCGCAAGATGTTCAACTGTCGCGTCCAGCTATCAGACCCGTGCTGCTTGTAGACGGTGGTGACCTTGTAGTCGCTGATCTTCCCCGACTCCAAATCCATCACATCGAACTGCCCGGATACCTGCCATCCGTTCACCTCAGCGTAGAGACGCTGCTCTACGATCATGCCCTCTTCCCTCAGGCCAGCACGCTCCAAGATCGTGTGTACTGCTTGCCCAAGTAGGGACCACACCCGCTCCGACACATCCACCGAGAGCTTGTCTCGGTGGATGGCCGACAGCACGCGCACGCGCGGAGAGTCGATCAGCTTAGTGGCGCTAATGTCGCCGCCGCCTGTGTATGGGTCGTTTGTGACAGCTGCCACGATACTCTGTGGCAAGCCGTGCATGTTGGTGATGGTGGTCATGTCGCCAAATCCGCAGCCATCGCAGCCGTCAGATTCGCCGCCGCGTGCAGCTTGTCCATAGCCGACTTTGCCATAGAAGAAGCGTTCTCGGTTTCCATCAAAAACCCACGAATCTTCTTTGCCGCTTCTACGTCGCCAGCCATAACACACTCTCCGAGTGTTGCCAGCACAAGGACGACCATCATCTCTTCGGGCAAGAGATCGACCTGCATCTCTGTGGCTTTTGTCGGGTTCTCCTGCTCCATTATCGTGTCGCCTTGATGAACATCGTCGCAGCTGCCGCCTGAATCGACGCCGCGTCCGGGGTGATCCCAGCCTCTTCGATACGCGCCCCAAAGTGCACGATTGCCGCGTTGACGCAGTTGGCGTAGAGCGCCACGATCTCATCAAACGACAGCGTGGACGGCGCAGTCGCTCTGGCCGGTGCCGCACTTGCTGCTGGCGCAAGCGGAGCGCCACCCGTCACGCGATTGATGTTCGTGAACGTCTTCCCGTCCTTCTTGACCTGCTCAAAATGCAGCCGCTGTCCCACCGCCGTCTCAAACGTGAGCTTGGCGCGATCCAGCTGCGAGGTCGCGCTCGACAGCGAGACGTACACCATCGTGCCATCATCGCCAGTGAATAGCACCTGAGGGCCGAACTGCCCTTCGGTCTGCTCTACCCCAACCACCGTGATCGTCAGCGGGCCGTTTGCAAGCTTATGAATCGCCATACATCCTCCGTACCGGGAAAGAGTGGGTGGCAACCGTATGCTGCCACCCATACTGCATCATCAGGAAAACTGCACGAACTGGGCAATACGCTCAGTCTTTCCAAGCCACGGCATGACCCACGCAACGGCCTCGTCATGCGTTAGGCCGGGAGGGATCGCGAGGGTCCGCGTCATGCCGCGCTCGCTTACCAATTCCGCCGCCATGTTTGCAGTGCTGCGCGGAGCCAATTCGTTTGTGACTGCCTCTGCCATACGACCCCCTGTACAATCGTGCGCGCCAGCGTTGTTGTTGACGCGTGAAGTCAAGTGTACGTGTTGTTGACGAATTACGCAAGGGGGCAAAAAACCCCGGCACGCGTTGCTGCGTGCCGGGGTATGTGATGCGACAGTCTACCTTCGTCCGTTAAGCAGTGCGCGGACTGTCGCGCGGAACGCCTCAAGGTCTAACCCAAGAGGGTCGGTCTTTCTTCCGGGAGGGAGTGCTACCTCCGCGTGAGTGACGATCCGCTCCAGAGGGATACCGTAGTGATTCACCAGCTGGACGCACACCATTGCGGCCTCAAACAGCTGCGCCTTGGGGTACGTCTCGCCGTCGTTCCTGTTTGAGAGGCAGACCCCAATGGCAAAGTCGTTGACATCGGACACCCCGTCGAGTGCAGACACCCCACAGTGCCATGCTCGCTGCTCGGGATGCACCAAAAGAAAGACATTCCCGGTGCGCCCTAGCAGGAAGTGATAGCTGACCTTGCTTTCTGGACGGCGACACCAGTCGAGGGACGTATCCACCCGATCTGACGCATCCGCGTGCAACACGATGGCGGTGATTCGCACCCCCTCCGGGCGCTTATTGCGATTCGGAGAGGGGCGGGACTGCCACTTGGGGGGCAACACCAACTGCATGAGCTACTCCGTGGGCTTCTTGGCGTTCTTCAGGAAGTGCAGCCCATACGCGAGGAGCGCACCCACCGCCGCCTTCACCGCATCCTGATCCAGCACGGCGAGGCAGTTCACCTCTGGCTCACACGGGATCGTCACGCCCGTCAGCTTGGCGAGGAACGTCAGCGCAAACGCGATGAGCGCCACCGCGATGCGCTTGATAAGCGGGGACTGCATATCCACCCACGCACTCACCTTCTTGAGCGACTGCATGACGAGGAACGTGACCGGCCCGACAAGAGTCGGGAGGAGCAGGGAGAGCGCAAACATCTTCATGGGGAGTGCCTCCTGTGTGTAAACGTGTTATGAACGATGATCCAGCCGACCTTCCATGTGCGCGATCTTGGTCAGGGCTTCGCGCAGGAGCGTGTACATCTCGCCCATGTCGCTCCGCATATCACGCACATCCCGCTCCATCTTCTGCACCGTGGCTTTCAGCATGGCATACGACATCACTCCACCAACCAATGCCGAAATAATCGGTACGATCAACGCGTTGATCGATGCGGGGCTTGACGGAACTCCAGCGTTTTGCAGCACGATGCTCCCCGAGGCAACAAGCGCACTGATTTTAAGCGAAACAGACTCTACCGTCATCGAGTAATGGCCTCCATCGCAGAGCGAATGTTGGTCGGGATGCGAGCCTGTCCCTTGGATTGAGCGCGAGAAATGACGTTTTTTACCTGATCCGCCTTCTTCTCAAGATAATACCCCTGTAGTCTCGCGCGAATTCTCTCGTCGTTGATGCGGGACAAGTCTACCTGTTCTTCAGCGGGGCGCTGGCTGTTTTCATAGGCAAGCAAACGACGCGCCATCGTCGGGTCGATTTGCCCGTATGTCTGATAGATCGGGTCCGTCGCGATCACCGACGCCAGCGCGTTGCGGATCGCGGTGCCGATCTGTTGTTCACGCACGGCATATTCGTCACCCGTCTCGGCCTTGGTCCGCTTCACGCGGCCCACGACCGCGCCCGTCCGCTCCAACTCCTTCCGCACAAAATCTTCCTGCGTCAGGTCGGCGCGGACCTGAGACGGGATGAACATAGAACCGGCCAGTCCAAACGGGCGCTGCGTGACCTTGCCGAGCGGATCGACCTTCACCGGCAGGGTTTGCGACAAGCCGGGGATACCAGCCAGCACTTGGTTCTTGATGCCCTCGGCAACCGTCGTCCCGCGCGTCTCGCGTGCGATTGGGTCAACGCCACTGGCAATCGAGCGTAGCATCCCGGAGCCGGGGACCATTGCGCCAATGGTACGCCCAGCCAGCCCAATCGCTGCGTCTGCGGCGTCTGGGGTGCCCGCCTTCTGGGCGACCTCAAACGCATCGCTCAGGCTGGCGACCATCGGCAACTCGGACACGGCGCGGACGGGAGCCGTGAGCGCGCCGAACGCGTATTCTCCCGGAGAGACGTTCACATCCTGATCCATGTTGTACATGGCCGCGCCAATCTGGAGCAGGTTCCCAAACGGGGAATACTTGGCAATCTGAATCCACGGCGACTTCTCGGTGAGCTTGATTGCGCCTTCCAGCTTGCCCTGCTCCTCCCACGCATCACGCTCGCGCTGATTCGACGGGAAGAACCCCGTCATTTTACCATCTTTGGCGAGGTGGTATCCCAGCGTCAGGCCAAGCGTCGATCCGGTCGTGATGCGGCCAAGAGCGTTCGCCAGTTCCCGCTGCTCGGCAGACTTTCCGCGATAGACGACATCGACCAGCCGACGCCCCTGCGAGAGAATCCCGAGCGGCGTGTATTCGTAAATGCGCTTGGCGATGTTGGCCGGGGTTCTGCGGAAGAGGAAGAGCAAGTCGCCCGCCCCCGGCACGATGTTCATCACATCTTTGATCTTTTCTGCCGCGCTGGCGAGCTTGCTGTTCTCTTGGAACGTGGCGATCTCCGCATCGCCCATCGCGCGCATCGACATTTCATCGGTCGGCTTTGCGATCAACTGCTGTACGCGGTCTGCAAACGCTTGGCCCGTCTTGCCTTCAGCCTGCGCCAACACGCGCGCCTGCTCGTCGAGCGACCGAGAGATTGCGATGTTTTTGAACAGCTCGTCAGTCGCGCCCATCGTGCGACGGACTGCACCGACGTACCAGTTCAGCGCCTTGTTGTCGAACTTGACCTCGCGCATGTTGTCGAGAACGGCGGCGTTCATGGGGCGTTCCCCGCGCATCACCCGCATAAACTCCTTTGCCCCATTTTCTGCGCCACGCAAACTGGCGTCGGCAACGGCCTTTGGGTTCAGTGCCGATGCCGACTTGGAACTAACGCCAGTGAATGGCATGAGCAGCCGGTCAAAGACAAAGGCCGGGTATTCCTTCCCCTGCTCAAGCCCAGCCGACACGAGGTTGCCGCCAAAGTTACTCAACTGCGACTTGAACGAAGTCAAGACGTTTGTCTTGATTAGCGTTAAAAACTTCTCGCGCATCGAGAACTTCGTCAGGTCGTTGGCGAGTTTGTTCAACTCGCCAAAGTCCTTCATGTCCGCCGCCTTGATGATGGCGGCACGCTCTTCTTCCGTCAGCGGACGCTGGGCCAACCGCTGGGCGCGCGCCATCCACGTAATGGGATCAGCCGTGCGGAGCGCCGTCGCTCGCAACGCTGACAGGTTGCGGCCCGTTTCTGTGCGCTGTGTGGTGAACGTGCCAAACAGCGCGTTGCGCTCCTTGTTCAACTCGGCAAGGCGCAGTTGAGCTTTGGCGATTTCGTCAGGAGAGGCTGTAGCCGAGTTGAGAATCTTGAAGTACGCCTCTTCCTCGGCCAGCACATCGTTGATCGCCGTCCGCACGTGCAAGAGGTCATAGCGACCCAGCGTCTCGCCGTTCTTGGCGCGTGTCACCAGTTCTGACGGATCAACCCCCAACTCCGACGCCACCTTCTTCTGCACATCCCTGAGCGACTCCGACTCAATCAGATCGCCCACCTTCTTGCCGGGGTACAGCCCCGATTGCTTGTGCTCCACCGTCACACGTAGTGGCGTCTCAAACTCCGACACGAACTGACTGGCTGTGCGCTTGAGGCGCTCTTGCACCAGTGGATCGTCGCTGAACTTCTCCCAGTTTGCGTAGCCGGTGATCTCCTGCGGCTGCATCAACGGCTGCTCGCGGCGTGCGGCGGGCGGCATGGTGGACCCAGTTCGCGCGGTCGTCTGCGTTGCGTCGTCCAGCCCCAGCGTCAGCTGATCGGCCTCGCTCACCGGGGCGACACTGCGCGGCACTGTAGACTCAGCAACGTCAGTGGCAACGCCGGAAGCCGGTGGTGTGGTTGGAGCCGGGACCGCCTCCGTTCGACGCAGTGCCCCGAGCGCCTTTGATCCACCAGAGAGTAGCGCCTCCGTGCCCTTCGCAAGGCCGACAGAGGTCAAGGCGCGTCCAATCGGAGACGTTGATGCCGCCTCAAGCGTCCGCTGCACCGTTGGGAATCCGGCCTTCCCGGCCAGCTTGCCAACCATCGCCGCTTCGGATTCTTCGGGGCGTGCGCCAACCGCTTCCGCCGTGCCGAGCAGTATGGGAGCCAGCGCCCCGCCGGAATAGCCCGCCGCTGCATATTTCCCCAGCGTGGCGGGGATCATTCCCACCGATTCGCTGAGTTCATACGTCGGGACAAGGCGCGCGTCTTTAGGGCGCGTCAAGGCTTTGCCGGTCTGCTCAATGTCGCGGAACATGCGCGACACGGGATTCTCTTCCCCGAGCGTCGGAACACGGCTCAAAGAGCCAAGTGTCGAAGACACCGCCGTATTGACCGCTGAGAGCGCACCTAGCGCCGACGCGCCAATGCCCTCCGCAATGCCAACTGATGACGGAGACGCTACCCGCAAGTCGTCAAAAACGCCCGACGACTTGCGAGAGCGCAAGTCGTCAAAAACGCCAGAGGATCGGCGTGGCTTGAGGTCGTCAAAAATCCCAGATGCCACTTAGCCTCCCGGCCACTTGGTCTTGGTGACGTTCTCGTACCGCTGGATGACCGCCTCGCGAGGCGCAGTCCCTTCCTTAATGAGGTCCAGCGCCTCTTGATACAATGCCTGAGCTGATGTGGGTGCCGTTGCCGCATTTCCGGGGATCGCAGCGCCCAAGCCAATCTGCCGCAGCAACTCGTCAGATGACGATGTCTTCGGCGCGGTCTTTGCCGTCTCCTGCGACTTGCGGTACATCCCCAGCATGATCTCCTGCGGCGGCTTATTGGCGTTAGCCTTTGAGCCTCGCAGTCGCATAAACTCTGCAGACTTCTCGGCGCGCTCCTTGGGATCAGACATGCTTTCGTTCCACCACGCTTCAGCCTTGTCAAGCTCGCCTTGGTATTCACGATTTGCCTGAGCCACCTGAGCGCGCGATGCAGCGGCTGACGCATACGACTGTGCGATTGCCGCCTCAGCCTTACGCTTTTCGATGGGCGACATGGCGTCAATGCCCAACAGGTCTGACGAAATACCAGACAAAAGCTGCTTGGCCTTGTTGATGTCGTTGCCGACAAACGGGGCCAACTCCTTGGCACGCTGATTCAGCGCCTCGTCTTTCAGACGCTGCTCCAGCTTGAAGGTGCTTTCCTTCTCTTCCAGTTCAGCCTCTCTGGCCCGCTTTGCCACCACATCTTGCGGCACCAAGCCAAACCGTATCCCGCCTACCGTGACGCCCTTGGCGGGGGGAGTTGCAGGGCGGGCTGGCGGCTGGGCAGGGGCGGCGTTAAGCGCCGTGCGGATCGGGGTATCCAGCGTTCCCGTGGGACGCTCCGACGCCCCCATGCTTTGCTGCGTGGCACTAGCCAGCGCCTTCCCCATCACGCTCGGTGAGAGGGAAGACGCCGGGAGCGTCGGCTGTGGCATCGAGAACGTCCCGGCCTGAGCGGGAGCTTCCTCTTCTGGGAGCACGGAAATCCCGCCACCCGCTGCCCGATACATGTTCAGGGTGTTGATGGCATTCATCTCTTCCTGCTGCGCTTCCCGCTTCAGGCGCTCTTCGCGGTCGATCATGCCGCGCCCGTAGCTGGCCATGCCAGCGCCAACGCCACCCAAGGCCAACCGCAGTGCGTTCATAAATGGTGCCATGATCGATCCTCAGAATCCGTCTGATGCACTGGTGGACCCAGTCACCCCGCCGCTTGTGCCAAACAACGCACGGATCTCAGGCGGGAGACTGCGGATAAACGCATCGCGATCCTTCTGCTTCATCGGAGCCAGTGTCGCCGCCAGCTGCGTGAGGAACGCATTCCGCGCCTGTTGCTGCGATGCCGTGAACTGCTGTCCCGCAATCGTCCGCACCGGCTGTCCGCTGGCGTCCAGCACCGGCTTGCCGTCCGCTCCATACAGAATACCCGTCGCTTCCGTCATGCCCAAGCGTTCCCGAAGCGCACGGTCCAACTGCGCCTGTGCCGACTGCGCCTCGCGATTTAGACGGTTCTGCTCCACGGCGCTCGTTGCCATCGGCTTCCCGTTGGCATCCAGCTTCGGGACCACCTTCCCCGTCGCGTCCACCGTGTACTGCTGCCCCGTCGTTTCCGACATGGCAATCGCTTCTCGGAGCAGCCGATCCTTGTCGGCAGACGCCTGTGCCCGCTCAAACTGGGACTGGTTCTGCTCTCGACTCAGACGCGACTGTTCGGCGGCGTTCGTTTCAATCTGGTTGCCATTCCGGTCCAGCTTCGGAACGACCTTCCCTTCGGCATCCACGACATACTGACGACCCGTCGTCTCCGACAACTGGATCGCTTCGCGAAGCGCCCGCTCCTTTGCGTTCTGTGATGCCTGAAACGCCTGTTCGCTGGACTGCAGCGCCGTGCGCTGCTCGCGATCCAACCTGCTCTCCCCCGCCTGAAACGTCTGCTGCTGCTGCTGCAGCCGCTCCCGTGCGGCCAACTCGTTCGCTGCCACCCGCTCCCGGCTGGACATCTCGGCGTACCCCAGCGCCAACTGGCCCGACTGATACTCCTTCGTCGCCATGTCTCGCGCCGACTGCAGATCCAACTCGCGTCCCTTGAGACGTTCGTTCTGCGCCAGTTCTGCCGCACGGGCTTCGATGTCGGCTTTCGCCTTGGACGACTCGACGTTCGCCCGGAAGACGCCCAGTTCCTGTTCGCCCACCGTGCCCAGCGTCTGGCCCAGCTGCTGCACCAAGAACTGCTGGCGCTGCTGCTCCCGCGCCATCGCCTCCTTGAGCAGATCCGCCTCCATCGTGGCCTGTGCGCGAGCGAACTGGCCCGCGATGTCGCCCATGCGCCCTGCTGCGATTGAGGACGCGGCAATGCCACGCCGTGCCATCTCTTCGTCCAGCGCCATCTGGCTGGCCTGACGCTCGGCTTCCAAGTTCGCCATCGCGGCTTCCCGCTGCGCGGCAAAGGCCGGATCGTCATAGACCGACCCTTCCTCTTCCATGCCCGTCAGGCGGGACAGGAGACGGCTGGTGAGGGCCTGAGTCGTCGTGCCCTGCTGGAACGCCTGACCCAAGGCAAACGGTGCGGCAGCAGAGGGTGCGCCGTACCCCATTGCTGGGGCAGCGCCCATCCCGCCCATGCCGCCGTCGCCCATGTCCTCGTAGCCCATGTCGCCAAAGGCCATCCCACCTTCGTCCATGCCACCGCCTTCCACGCCCTCGCCCACCCCGGCAAAAGCGCCCTGCATCCCTTCAAAGCCACCCTGTGCGAAGAGGGCTTGCAGGGACGCCATCATGTCGGGCGAGACTTGCCCGCCAGCGGCAGGGGCGGATGTCGCACCACCCAGCGCCTGAGAAACCTGCGACGGCAGGTTGCCACCGCTCGGCTCATACCACGGGTTCTCGACCACCTCATCACGACCAACGCCCCGGATGTACTGGTACTGCTCGACCCCCGCAGGGCGAAGCCATGAGGTGACTTGCTTGTTGCCTCCATATGTCACCCACGGGGTGGGCGTAGCCCCGGCAGGGACTTCGGGGCGGCTCATGTCAATAAAGTTCTTGCCAGCCTCTAGCTTGACATTGCTAGGGGCAACCTTTGCCGTCATGAACGCATCGGGCGCAACCTCTCGCGGCGGGGGAGCCGGTCGCGCCTGTCCCTGCTGCTGCATCTGGGCGAACGTCTGCGTCTGCTGCCCGCCCATCTGGCGAGCCGCAGGACGAGGCTGGGCTGGCCGCTGCCGTGGGGCGGCTCCACCCACCCCGCCGCCCGCGTTCCCCCCGAACAGTTGCGTCTGGGGGCTAGGGAGAACGCCAAGCGCCGTGTTGTATGTGGCCATTACCGGCCTCCCAGCCCAGTGTACTGCCCACCATAAGGCGCGTTAAATCCCGCCAAGATGCTGGGTGCAAACATCGCCATCAGTCGGGCGCGAGCTTCCGCTTCCTGCTGGGCGCGTTCCATCTGCTCCCGCTCCAGCGCCAACTGCCCCTGACTGCCAGCAAGCCCAGCCGCTGCCTGTGCGCCCTGCCCAATCGCCATCATCCCTTCCTTCGACTTCCACCACGGAGTCGAGGACGGCGGGGCCGCATTGGGCGCAGAAGTCGGCGCAGCAAATCGGCCCATCGGCTGATTGGGCTGGTTGGTGATCATCGCGGACGGATCCACGCGAGTCCCGCCATACGTCCCGCTGCCTACCTGAGACAGCGAGGGCGTCATGTTCGTCATGGTTGGCTGAGGAGGCGCTATGCGGTTAGGAACCGATGCGGCCACCTGTCGTGCTGCCGTGGGGTTCGCCGTAGACACGCCCCGACCCAAGCGCATGGCCGCAGACGGCCCCTGCGCTGCGCTATCAGCCAGATAACTGGTCGCGTCAAACCCGCCAGTGCCGCCGGACATTCCATCAAAGACTGAACGCTGCAGGTTGATGTCTGGAATATCCAGCCCAGCAAAGTCGCCACCGCCAACCGCGCTGATCTTGTCGCCCAAGGCGTTGACCTTCCGGGCGGTGAGGAGGTTCTTGATGCCCCCCTTGAGCGCCTGACCCGTCTGGCCCGCCATGTACCCCGACGCGCCACCCTTGAGGCCCTCGACAAGGTCAAAGCCAATCCCAGACTGCCCCGGACGATCCAGCCCGCGCATGGCCGCGCCAACCGCCGCGCCAGCCAACGGACCCCCGATAGCGCCAGCCGCCATAGGAGCCAGCGCCTGCAGCACACCCTTGTTCCGGTCGTACAGACCCGCCAGCCCACCACGCTTCCGTGCCATCGTTACTTCCTCCCTGTGCGCTTGAGCGCGACCTTGGGCTTCGCCCGTTCTGGTAGTGCAGTATAGGACTTCTTCGGGGTGGACTCAATGAACTCTTTGGCAACCGCCTTGGAGATCCCCGTCTTCCCCGTCCCGCCAGCCGCAGCGTACATGGCCCGCTGCTGGGCCTTGCTCTTGATCGGCATCAGTCGTTCCCCTTGGCCTGTCGAGCCACGGCGGCATTGTCCACCAGATTCGGATACGGTCGTCCCGCCGCCTTGGCCTTGGCCTTCGCTGCCGCCTTCTGCTTGGGCGACAGCGTGGTGGGCTTCGCGTCCTTCGGGGCGTCCTTGCGCCAAAAGGCGATCTTCTTCTTGGGCATTGTCAGATCCGGTTGATCGTCGCAATCACGGACGGGACACGGGGAACGCTCCCCGCCGCCGGGATCGTCTCCAGCGACACCAGCGTACTGGGCGACTGCCAGTACAACTGGACGTAGTCGTTCGCTGCCATCGGGACGAAGATGTTCCACATCGCCAGCATGTGCCCGTCCCCAGACCCGTGCTTCTTGGGCAGGGTGATCTGCCCTGCACTATCTGGGATGTTCGTCCCGTTCTTCTTCCACCAGAAGTAGATGTTGTGTTCAGCCGAGTCCGTGTTCTTGACCTGAGCGCTGAACATGATGTTGTAGTCGCCCGCATACGTCACGCGGATTTGCGACCCACTGATCAGTGCGGTGCCACGGGTCGTCCCGGTGCTGTTCAGCGTCACCAACTGCTGCGTGTTGATCGTCGCGGTGGGCTGGTCCGTCGTGTCGTAGAAGTCTCCGTACCAGTGCGCCCATGCCGACAACACCCACGACCCGGACACCATGCTGTAGGTGTCCCCGGTGTCCGTGGCGTAGTACGTCGAGCCATCCGCACTGGTGACGGGTCGTGACGCCAACGTGCCAGACTGCACATGAACACTCGCATCCGCATCATGCGCGTTAAACTGCTCGCGCAACGTGTTGTCATTGCCGCGCACATCATTCGCGTTCACTGGCGCAGGGCCGGGGAACGGACTGACGAACGGTCGGACTTGATGCGAAGAGACGGAGGCCATGTGCTAGTTACGGCACGTAGTTCTGACCAAGCACGGCGATGTACGGGCCGACAGCGCCAACTCCTCCAATAACAACCTGAAGGATATCCATGCGACCAGCGGTGGTCGTCCATGTTGGAGCCACGCCACCAGCATAGACCGCATTGGTGATGGTCAGTGTCCTCCCGCCAGTTCCGTCTTGCACGATCTGCAAAATCACAGACCCGACGTTAAGAGAACCAAGCGTCAGCGTTGCGTTCCCCGTCAGGGTGACTCTGGTGATTGAACTGGTAAGATTGACCGTCTGTGTGCCAGAGGCTGAAACCGCTCCATAGGTTTCAATAATGCGTGTACCAGCACCAAGCGTAATGCTGGTGTTAAACGTCACGCTATTCGTAAACGTGTACGATGTTCCGCCAAACGTCCCGCCAGCAATGCCTGACGCCGCGATCCCCGTCAGCGATGCGCCAGACCCGCTAAACGTGTTCGCCGTGACTGTGCCAGAGGCGGTAATTCCTCCGACATACAAGTCGCGCCAGCGCAGCGAAGTCGTCCCCAGATCGTTCGTTGCCGTCACGCTGGGCACTACGCTAGTGTTGACGCGCCCCGTCACCGACACGGTGTCCGTTGTCGCATTGCCCAGCGCCACGTTGCCATTGATCGTCCCGTCGCCCGTGATCGTGGCATTGCCTGTGACCGACGCATTACCGCCCACCGAGAGATCACTTGGGAGGGTGACCGCGCCAGTGGACTGGATATAGGAGATCTCCTCCCATGTCGAGCCGTTGTCGTACCACAGCTTGACGCTCCCCGTATCCGTCGTCAGCCACTTCCGCCCAGCCGTCCCCGCCGAAGGACGCGCTGCCAGCGTGGACGACTGCAGATGGATACCCGAGTCGTCGTCGTGCGTGACATACGCATCACGCAGCGTGTTGTCGTTCGCCTTGACCACCGTGGCGTCGAGCGCATCCCCGTTCGACGGGTTGGTGAATGCCGCGACTCCGTGCTGTCCGACTGTTGTCGCCATTTAGCGCCTCCCAAGCGCGTAGCTTTCTAGCTGGAATCGACTAAAGACCGGCAACGCACTGCCAGAGTCGATGATGGTGATGTCCGTGTAGTATCCCGTCCCGCCCATCTGGACACGGTAGTTTTTGCTGCCGGGGCCACCCCACACGCCGCTGCCCCATGTGCCAGATCCCCACAATCCGGCAGAAGACGTTGGCAGCGTGTAGTTCCCGGCTGCCATGTCCGTCTTCCATGTGACGGAGCAGGAGGACGAACCGTTCAACTGGGCCGTGAGATAGCCATACCGCAGCGACTTAGTTAGCGCATCGTCGCCAGAGTATAGACGGTGCAACTGCGCCGTCATGCTGTAGACGGTGCCGCCCGTTCCGTTTGCTACCACGTTGTCCAGATACACAGCGGGCGCATCGCAGAGGCTGACGTACCCATCCGCATCACCACGCAGCACAACCGGCAAGCCCGACGTATTCAGCGTCTCCCAGAGCGCCGTCGTGGCGGGCGCGAGGTAGCCGGTATCCCACGGGCCAGACCACGACCGCAGCACCGTGTGGTAGACGTACACGCCATACCCCGGCACACTGATCCACAGTTCTCGCGTAGCGCGATTGAACACGGCGCGGATGGCATCGAACTGCGTCGAGGTCAGCGCCCGGATCGGAGCGATCAGCGGGTCTGGCTTCTCGACTGTGCCAACCGGCATGACTTCGGCTTCGTTCACCATGTACAGCCCGCGCTCGGAAATGAAGAAGCCCAGATTCCCGATAGACACGATGCTGTGCTTGGCAATCACCCCAACGTCTGCCGTGACACCCGCTGGCTGCACGGTGATGTCGTCTTGCCCGTACCCTGTCAGGCGCGAGATACCGCGCCGATGGAAGATCATCAGCGAGGTGTTGATGCTCGCCAGCCCGACTACCGTTTCGTCGCCAAACGTGCGGACGACAATCTGCCCGCCACCAGACGCGCCGTTCCCCAGCGTGTCTCCGTTGTTCAGCGAGGAGTAGAAGATGGAATCAGGCGCAGCCGGATCACCGCATCCCCACAACCGCTGGTTGTGGACCGCAATGCAGGAAGTCGTCGCGGTCGATGCGAGGTTGACGGAGAACGTGGTTCCGTTCCACTTGTTGAGCAGCCCGCCATCCGAGATGTACACCACATCGTTCGTGCCATCACGGAACTGGGCGAACACCGGAGAGACGGACGACGATACCGCCCCAGTACGAGCCGTCCACGTAATCGGGAAGCTGCCGTATGTCGCGGTGTAGAGCTTGGCGTTGGTGATGACCATCAACTCCTGCGTCCCGCCATCCTTGCGCCACGTATAGCCGTTCAGGATGGCTGCGCTATCTACCGCCCCAGAGACGCGCTGCGTTCCGCCACGCTTGGTGATCGCGCCGTAGTCCGTCAGGCGACAGTTGATGGCTTTCCGTAGCTGGTTTGGCTGGACGAGGATGTCGTCAGAGACGTTGTTCAGTCCCCCGTCCATAGACGACTGCTGATCGAACAGTCGCGCCCCTCCCGGCTCGCCCGCCATCAGCCGCCGCTCCAGTCATACTTCTGGTCCGGGTAGGCCATGCGCGTCGGGTTGATCGTGCGACGGCGCAGATCGTCTAGGAGATCGGCCCGCTCTTCTTCAGACAACCGCTTGTAATTCATGGCTGACTGCGTTTCTGCGCCACCCTTCAGCAGCAAGCGATACGCTGCGCCAATCGCCAGCAACGTCTCGCTGTTTGCTGGGAAGTTGATAACGGACGCATCCGTTGCCAAATCCAGCAGCGCGGTCGGCTTGTAGTTGACGGCGATGTAAACAGGCGTCCCTGTGCCAAGTGGCAGGATCTGCACGGTCTCCCCGACGTAGTAATACAAGCGGGGATAGGTTGGCAGATAGTTCGCCGTCGTCGCAACCGGGACGTTCTGGAACTCGGTCTGGCTGTACAACACGTTGCCATCCGAGACAGACAAGATCCGGTAGAACTCTTTGCGGTTGTCCCCAGCCCCGGTGTTGAGACTGCTAAACGGGATCTGCCCGTTCGCGTCCGTTGCCAACTGCAACTGCTGAAACGTGTACTGGGGCGCGGCGTTGAGGATGTTCGACCACTCCTCGTCGTAGACGCCGTTCAGGACGCGCTTGATGATGTCGTCGCTCCAACGCGACGACCCCACCGCATCCATGTACTCACGGGTCAACTCGACCAGTTGGGCGCGTGTGACAGCGGGCATGGGCGACTCTGTGGTAAAAGACTACGCGACGTAAATACGCTTCTTGGTAGTTCCTGTTGGGTCAGGACTATCCAGCACTTCCCCCAGCGCAGACTCAAATGCCTCACGAACATTGCCCGTGTTCCAGTTGCTCATCTCGTCGGACATCCGCTGGACATCGTCGCGAGGGAACGTGCGGAACATGCGCTCCAAGTATGACGGCGCTTCGTCGGCGCTACACAACATCGGCAAATACCCGATGATGTCGTAGGCTCTGTGCGGGGCAATTTCGCCAGACTGTACGGTTTCCCAGCGACGGTCTTCTGGCTCCCAGTGCATACAGACGGCCCAGAACTCGCCTTGGCTGTCCTCGATAAACTTGAGGTGCAGCCCCGCATGAATCGCCTTGAGCCGCCGCGAGACTTCTGGCGACGGCTCAGGACGACCCAAGTGGTTGAGCAGGACGACCCCGCTCACTCAAGCACCAACAGTTCGACGTACACCGCCAGATCGTCGGGCTGAACCGACACCGCACCCGTCGTCACCAGCGCCACGCGCAGACTGTCGCCGGGGTTGAGCGTCCGCTCGGCATCCGTCGTAGTGGTCAGGAAGCTGAACTGAAGCGGCACGTTCGCCGCTGCAGCACTAATTGCCAGCCCGCTGGTCAACGCCACCGCCGTCGCACCCGTCATCTTGAACAGAGTCGCGACACAAGACGTAGCAGCGGTCGGGTACACCGCCGCGCACAGCGAAGCGCGGTTGATGTACGCCTTAGCCGGGGAAGCGCAGACGTTGTGGTTCTCCGTGCCAGCCGCCAGCGTCCCACCAGTCGGGTTCATGTCGCTGGACACGATGTTCGGATGTGTTCCAAACCGTCCCGGACGCGGGCTAAAATGATTCAACGCCATCTAAGTCTCCGTGGTTATCCCAGCAGTGGGTGGCAGCGGAAGTGCTACCACCCACCGCAGTGACGTTAGATGTGGCTGTAGCGGACAGCGTCCGTGTAGCCCGTGATGCTGCCGTGCGCGTTGCGGGCAAGGCAAGCCAGATTGCCGTACCAGCCGTAGGTCGTCTCGAACGCATCGCGGCCCTGCATCCAGCGCCACGGACCCGCGCCCTCAAACTCCACGAAGCCCCAATCCTTGGCATCCACCCACGCAAGCGACGGGAGGTGCAGGAGGTAGATCGTGCCAGCCGGGACGTAGTAGTCCGTCACGCACGGGATACCACACACTTCGATGGCCTTGTAACCACCCTTGATCGTGGTCGAGAACTCGCCCGCCGTGAACCGGCGCTGACCGACCATCGACTCCATGAGCTTCTTGGCAATACCCGGAGTCGTGATCATCAGGAACTCCTTCGGACGGGTCATGGCGTCCTTGCCGCTACGACCCGCAATGCGCTGGATCAGATCCCAAAGATCCGACTCGGTCGGCTGGGTCGCATCCGGCGTATCCGTGCCCGCCACCATGCGCGTGGCGTCCCAGATATTGTAGGTCGCGTTGCTGATGTTGTGCAGCGAAGCGTACCCGTTGGCGCGGTTCGTAATGTTGATCAGCCCATTCATGGCGTTGTTAATGGACGAGTCCGTCGTCGTCGCCTTGACCAGCTTGTCGCCACTAACCGTCCCCGCCACAGTCGTGGACAGCGTCAGCGTCGAATTGTCTCCGCTGGTGCTGATCGCCGTCACCGAAGCCCGACCACGAACAGTCGGAGTCGCTGCGCCAAGCGTGGTGCCGTCCACGACCGCCACAAAGTCACCAACGGACACCAGCAGGGCACCCTGACCGGCGTTTGCCACGTTGTACGGGTTGTTCACCACAATCGTCGTCGGCGGGCCAGCCGTGTACGAAGTGATGTTCGCCACGATGCCATCGGGCTTGTTGTGCAGCGCCTGCTGCATGAGCAGGGTGGAGGCGTCCTTGATTTCTTCCATCGTCTTCGTGGCGATGGTCGTGAAGGCCGCATCCTTGCTCTGCGTTCCGACGAACGCCAGCCCGTCGATCTGTCGCGTGGTGTACGCACGAACGACATTCACGCGAGCCTGAACTTCCGTCGCCGCCGTGTCGGGCGGGAAGTAGCCAGCGGACGAGAACGTGGCACCAGCGGGACGACCCACCACCACATCAAAGAACACATCGTTACCACCCCAGCGCATGTTGCGCGGGCCACCCTGCTTGCCCTTCTGTAGCTGGGCCAGAAGCGGGGTCACAAGGTTCTGGACCTTTTCGCGGAACTGGCCGTACACGTTCTTCAGAAGGCCAGTCAGTTCCGCATCCGTAATAACTGTCGGTGCAGCCATGATACACTCTCTTGATTATCTGATGGATGAAAGCACTGCGGACAGTGCGCTACTTACCGCATCGTCAACGGTGGACGGTTTGGCACTCGCCTTCGGGCGATCCGGCGTAGCGCCGACTTGCCCAACCGGCTTGAGCTTCTGACCGACCATACGCTTGGCCTTCTGCGCTTCTACCTGCGCCCGTTCCAGTTCAGCGTTCGCCTTCTGCTTGGCGGCGGTGACTGGCTTGGAACGACGCGAGTGGGCCGCTTGCGCCCACAAGGCCAAGTCCTCAACGATGTACTGCCGAATGGCTTCGTAGCGTGATGGGGGGACGTAGGGTAGCCCGTTCGGGGCCACTTCCACATGCGCTCTCATCGCCATCTCCAACTTGGCTTCCAGTTCCTCAACCGGCACGGTGGGCAGTGCATCCGCAATCAACTGGATGGCTGGACCGACTTCCGCTGCGTAGAACTGTTCGCCCGTCTGACTAATACTCTGTAACTCTTGGGACAACCGCAAGTTCGCCATCTGCTGTTCGGCCCGTTCTGCTCGACGCTCTGGCGAGTTTTCGTTGAGGTACGCCTCGTAGACGGCCTCACGGTACGCCTCGTCGTTCAGCAGTCGCTCCATCTGCTGCTCGCGCTCGACCAGCAACTGCTCCATCTGCTCGACCTGCTGCTGCGTATCAGCCTTGAGCCGCTGCTCTCGGTCCTGAGAGTAGACGCCCCACTGAGCCAGCTTGACGACTTGATCCAGCCGGTCCTGTCGAACCTTTCCGTTCGCCTTGTACTCCACGATTAGCGCCGGGACTTCGACTTCCCCATGCTCGTCTCGGAGGACGAAGTCCGTAGCCAGCCCTTCCGTAACGGACGGGACCGCTACAAACCCTTCCGGCAATTCTACATCACTAGCAGCAACGACCTCATCGCTGTCTTCGCCGGTCGGCTCATCTTGCTCAGGAGAAACCTCCCCTTCATCCGACGACTCTTCTGCCTCTGGAGAGGCGACTGGAGTGTCTTCGGCGGGGGCCTCTGACTCTGGAACAGGGAGCGCAGCGCTGACAGCGTCTGACATCGCGTCTCGGATGTCGAATGCGGGTACGGTCATGACAAACCCTTACTGTTGGCGACTCAGTGTATCCGCTTGCTGTGCAGCCATCTCCTCGTCCGGGATGCCCGCCAACTGCTGCTGCAGGAGGGGGGCAACGCCAATAGGCGGATTGCTGGCAGCAAGGGGTAGCTGATTCGGTGGAATGGCCGGGACAGACGCAGCCTCTGGGCCGCGAGCCGGTTGGCCTCCTCCGGGCATTCCCGAAGGACCAGCAGACGGCATCATGCCGCCCTGTTTCTGTGCCGCCTGATTGGCCAGTGCCACCCAGCGCTGCTGGGCAATGGCAATGATTTCCGGCGACAAATCGTCCTGCAGCAGAATCTCGCGCTCCAGCACATCCTGATGAATCGCTTCGTTGTCCTGCCACCGAATCTCTGGCGGCAGCGTGCCCATCCGAATGGCGTCGGCCACCCGCTTGGCGCGGGCCTCTTGGTCCTCATCCGGCGTGGCAATATCTCGGGCCACCGCAAACATCTGCCGACGCCGGTATTCCTTGAGATCGATCACCCCCGACTGAAGCCAGTTGTCCAAGAGGTACATCCGAAACGCCATCGGCATGGGCATCATCGTGGACGGCTCAACCCGGACATCGGACTGTCCGTCAAAATCTGACGCACTCACGGCTCGCGCCAGATCAGGACGCCCCTTCCCAACTGCCCCCAACGAACGGGGCACATCATAGCCCCACGCCATGCCCGCCAGTGTCACTCTCGACCAGTCCGTAAAGGCATGGGCCAGCGCACTGACGACAGGGCTGAACACGCGCTCCAACTGCTCGCGAGTTGCGATAATCGCTCGACCAGATTCGCCCGTGGCCTGACCACGGCTGATCTGATTCCAGCCAGACGCATTCTCAAACGCTTGTTTCTCCAGCGCCAACGCTTCCTTGACATCGTTGCCAACAGAGAACCCGCTCACGGGCTGGATCGAGTCCGACATCGGTCCTGCGCCACGGATTTCGATCATGGAGGTCACACCCCCCATGAACGTCTCGGTCGCAATGGCGTTAGGGCGCGTCAGGAACCGCCCACCCGCGTTGACTCGGATGTTCTCGACCCACTTGGACAGCAGCGCATTGACGCGCATTTGATGGTCGATCCACTGCTCCATGATCGGACGCGGATAGTACGACGGATCGCTGCTGCCATCCGGCACCCGCACCACGGGGATCACGCCCCAGAGCAGCGGGGAAGGGCCAAACACGACCTCGTTCCCCACCACCACCATCTGCAGCCCTTCCGGCAGGACATCTGCATGAGGCGCAAGGTAGATCGTGAACCGTTCGGTTACGTCTTCATCGCGAAGCCGCTGGCCCTCGCCAATCGTGGTCTGCGTCAGCACCCACGCGCCAATGCCTTCCGATCCGGCATAGGTCGGAGCGTTGCCAGTCGAGAGCGTAGTGTCTGCCGCGTCTACGCCAGACGCGCCGTAGCGATACGCGGCTTCTTGGCGAGAGATTACCTCGCGTACCACGACCCAATGCGGGTCTTGCGTTGCCGTCGCGTTGGGAGAGACGCGCACCTGTTCCACGCGCAGCGTCTGACACCCGATGTCACCGAGTGGCTTGCGCTGCCCCGGTACTTCGCCAAGGCGCTCATCCCACGGACCACGATCCGCGTCCCAGTACAAATGCCAGAACGAGACGCCATCGGTCTGTGCCCAAAACGCGGCTTCCCGCGCCACCCGCAACATCTTTTGCTGATCCCACTGGTGCTCCAGCGACAAATGCTGCGCCTGCGCCTTGCGCTTGTCGTCCGGGTCTTGGGTCATCGGGGTGACGCTGAACCCCGGCCTCTGATCCATCATGATCTGGAGGCGCTGATCGAGCGCCTTGTCAATCATGTTGTAGACCACACGGGCCGCATCACGGGGACGGGACGGCTCACGCCACGGGCCAAGCCCCTGCGCGGAGATCCACTGCTGCCCCGCCCGGAAGAGGCGATTCCGCTCGACCAAGTGCAGATGCATCTGCACGGCTTCCCGGCGCGAGTCCCACAACGACCGGACCCAACTGGCCCACGCCGCTGCGGTCGGCTCCGTCTCGTCAGCCAATGGGCAATCGTGCCCATAGAGCGCCCGGATCAGGGCTTGCTGCTGCTCCGTGTACGATCCCTGCGGGTTTTCTGGCGGATTCGGCTCGACTTCGTCGTTAGGCGCGTTTGGGTCGTTGGAGAACCCCGCCAAGATTCGGGCCATCTCATCGTCTACGACCGCGCCAACAAACGCCGGATCGTCTTCTGCGCCGAACGGGATCGTCATGCGTCTGCTCGCTGTCCAAGGCCCATCGCACTGCGGACCCGATTCCAGTCACGGTACATCTCGTACCGCTCTCGGATCACGCGCATCAGTTCTTCCTGCGCCCACATCTCGTTTTCCTGCATCGCCAGCGCCATCAGATCTTCCGGCACCTCCTCGTCCTTCAGCGCCTCCGCGTCTGACTCGGGAGGGCGACGGGAGAGCGCCACCCGCTCCCACGCACGACTGACACGCGCTACGCTCAAGTACAGCGCGAACGCCCAGATCGCCGCGATACTGACGGCTGCGGCGGTAGACATCAGTTCATCAGGTACGTCTTGCCACGAATCGCGACCGTGGCGACCACGCCAGCGCCAGCCGCACCCACCGTCACCGTCGCCGCGTTGCCCGTCGTGATGGCAATGGGCGGGACGAAGTTCGTAATGATCGGGGCCGTGTTGGCAGCGGGGATCTGATAACGCTCCAGCACCGTCGCGCCGTCGCGCACCTCGATCACCACGGCAGCAGCCGGGGGACCACTGAAGCTAATCGACACGCCAGTCACGAAATGCTGCCGGTTCGTGGCCCCGGCACGGGTCGCCGTGGCCGTGGCGTTGGTCTGCGTGTCCACGACACTCCACTGCGTCGGCTCCCACGCCTTCTGTTCGATGCTTGCCATCTCAGTCTCCAGACTTTCGTAGGGTCACTGTGCCACCGCCACCACCGCCACCGCCAGTGACAGACGGAGCAATGGCACCCAACCGCAATGTGGCGGCGGGGACCAGAATAAAGTTCTGCACTTCCGGCGCAACCGCAAGCAGCCGTAGCACCACGGGCGTCGGCGTGATCGCCAGCGTCCCCGGTACGACGGTCGGGGCGATCGCGATGTCTCGGACTGCCACCGCCGGAACCGCCACCGTCACGGTCGTTGTGGTAACCGGGACGACGGCGTTGAGCGTGAGGCGCGACGAGGGCACGGCCACCTGTGTCGTTGCCGACACAGCGGGCGCGACGGCTACCAACTTGAGCGTTGTCGCCGGGACCGTTACCGTGGCTGTGCCAGCACTGACCGTTGGGGCCACCGCCAATATCCTGACCGCCGCCACCGGGACGGTGACCACCGTGACGGCGGTAACCGCATACGTGAACCGATGCAGCCCATACGGCCCACGTGCCCGCAGCCACGGCTTACTGCGCGCCATGCGCTAGATCAGCTCGGCGTTGCCATCTCGACGCTGCCCTGCGGCTGGCCGAGGAAGGTCGCCAGCGTGTTGCACAAGTCGGTGTCGGACCAGTTCGGCGCGTTGAGCGGCGGCACGGTCTGCGACAGCGCGGCCTGTGCAATGCGCGGGATTGGCTGGTTGGCAACCGTGTCTTGAATCGTGTAGCTGTAGTCCACTTGCACCGTGTTGGCGACCGGATCGACAACGTAGCGCGTGATGAGGATAGCCATGAATGTAGTCAGGCGAGGGTAGGTTGGATCGGCGGTTCTTCGCCCATCTGCAGGGTGGTGTTCGATGCGGTGGCGAGGTTGTTGCCACTTCCCGACTCGTCGCGCACCGTGGTGCTCACCGGCACGGTGACGAACTCGCGCCCGAAGAAGCGGCCTTTGAGGCTCGGGTGCCGGTAGGTCGGGTCCATCAGCAGCGGCACCTCCTGCTGGGGGACAAACGCCCCGAGGATCAGCTGCAGGTCGAAGAGGTTGCCAACGAACGTGGCGTTGATTGAGGGCACCAGCGTCGTCGTACACGCCGCGTTCGCGGTGGGCACGTTCGGGGCGGATGTGCGG